AGACCACTGTAATAGCTGAAAGCCTGTGGTACTATCGAGCCCAAAAATGGGGTCCGAGACTTTGAAATTTTCAAAGTCTAGGTTCACACGATCGTCGGATTCTCCGGCCTCGTGTGAGGCATCATGTGCAAGTTCAGACCTGCACATGGTTTGCCATATAGGTCGATCTGGTAAAGTCCAGAACGATCTTTGGAACCAGGTGGTCGAAACGACCTCTGATTCCGGTATGGTAGCAGCCCAGCGGCGGAACTTTGCTCCGACCTCTGTCGCTCTACCTCCATCTTTAACACTTACATCGAGTGAAGCACTCGATGTAAGTGAAAGATGGCCGTTGGAGGTATATCCCTCCTCAACGGCCTTCCGTTCACACAGACGTCCTACAAAGTAGGAGAGGCGCTCCAGGATTTTCCTGCGCACCTCCGTCACAGTGTGAGATGAGTGAAGAGTCCTCGAGTGTTTCTCGAGAGACTCGAACCTTGTCTTGCTGTCCCCAGCAGGGAAGCCCCTGCTGGAGGTGAGGTGGACAAGTCGTGTTGCCTCGACCTTTGTCTTCACCCCATGAACCGTGACTGGTACCAACCACGGTGCGAGCCTCTGCCAGAATGGCGGAAGCTCAGGCACTTTCCATGTGCCATGGAATCCAGGGAAATCACCTGGAACCTCCGGTGCTACAGTCTTTGACTGTAGGGCCAACCACTTGAGGAGAGCAGAAAATTTCTTCCACTCCTTCGTCACTCGATCAGTGCGGTGCGCACCGAGCGAGTAAGCCCAGTGTATAAGCTTCTTATACTCTGGACTAGCCGACCAGATTTCAACTGTGTCAGGCATTGAGCTCACAAGGCAATCCTTTATGAACTCTACACAATTGCTCACTCGCTTGAGTGAGCGCTTTCCGTCGTGGGCGATTTTATCGCACACATCGGGGCTGAGATCGGGAAATTTCTCCCGGATTCTCCGTGATAGGTTCGCAGGTTTCTGCGTACCCACCACATTTACCTGGACGACCATCGGTCGTCCCAGGTAATACTCTAAGGAACGGGAAAGTCCCGCGACTCCTTTAAACTCTTTAAACGGAGAGTTATCCTGAGGATGTTCCTGCTCGCATTGCAGAGCCTTGGCCATCAACCAAGCAGGA